GACATGTTGCAGTTGTATGAGCAGCGGTTCGCGCAAGAAGTACAACGCTTAAAGGATTTGGCTGAAGCTAGAGAGAATAGCGATGCCTACAGGAGAGGTCTACCTGATAGGCCACGCACATAAACAGGAGTAAAAGACGATGGCAACATCAAATGCAGCAACCACCTATCTAGAAAGGCGCGTTATTGACTATTTGTTCAAGAACGATTCCCTTTCTTTTGCTACGCCGGGAAACAGTATTTATGTCGGCCTAGCCACCGCAGTGACATCTGCGGAAAACGGTAGCGTCACCGAGGTTCAAGTAGACACAGACGACGCTAACTACATACGCCAGCAAGTACAAGCGGCAGATTGGAAACAATCTGTTACCACTATCGCTGTGAACTTTGCCCAAGGCGACACAGAGCTAATCTTGACAGATGCTGAAGCGTTTCCAGTAAGCGGTACAGTAACCATTGATGATGAGATTGTTACATATACCGCAAAGGACACAACAGCTACTGCGGATGTAAACGGTGCGGTCACATCTTCAACTAACGTGGCAGTTGACGGCAATGCTGGCACAATCACTGTTGGTATGGTTGTCACTGGCACAGGTATCAGTGGCACGGTTCGCGTAGCCACCGTCACTAGTCAGAACGCTATTGTACTAGACACAGCCGTTACCTTGGCTGATGACACCGCCCTTAACTTTGACGGCACGAACACACTGACGGGTTGTACACGCGGCGCATCAAGCACTACAGATTACGCGCACACCGCAGGCGATACCGTTGTTTGTGACACTCAGAGAGTTATCAACGATAACAACATCGAGTACGCGGCAGCGGCAGGTACAGCGGCATCTTACACAGTGACACATGCTTTTGTAGCTGACGCAAATATCGCAACAGCAAACGTGAACGGTGCAACATCAGCCTCAACCGCAGTAGCCCTAGACGGTAACGTGGGTACGATTTCAGTAGGCGACATCGTAACTGGTTCAGGTATTACTGGTGCCACAAGCGGCGTGGTTCGTGTATCGGCTGTAGCTTCTCAGGCAAGCATTACACTAGACACAGCGGTAACACTGGCTGATAACGCGGTGCTTACCTTTGACGGCTCAAACATCTTGTTTGTGGGTGCGCTGGACGCAAGTAAGACACTTGCGGTTGGTGACATCTTCCGTATTAACGCAGGGAACTTGTCAGTCGAGTTGAAGTAATGGCCTTTGTAATCAAGGATCGCGTCAAGGAAACGACAACCACGACAGGCACTGGCACGTTAACTCTTGCCGGTGCCTTAAATGGATTTGATGCGTTTTCCGAAATCGGTGATGGCAACAATACTTACTATGCCTGCGCCGATGGCACGAACTTTGAGGTTGGTATTGGTACATACACTTTGTCCGGCACAACCCTGTCGCGTGACACTGTTCTGGAAAGCAGCAGCACAAAGATCACCGCAGATGTAGACGGTGCGGTTAGTGCTTCGGCCTCTGTTACGGTGGACAATGTGCAGGGTGGTACATTAACTGTTGGTCAGCGTGTGCGTGGCACCGGTATCAGCGGTATTGTGACGATTGCTGGTGTAGCAAGTCAGACAAGCATTACTTTAAGCACGGCAGTAACGCTGGCGGACGATACGGCGCTGACAATTGGTGATGAGAAGATCAACTGGGCAGCAGGCACTCGTACAGTTTTTTGTACAATGCCGTCAGAGAAAATGGTTTACAATGATGCTAGTGGCAACGCAGTGAACCTTGTTGAACAAGACCCAAACGCATTGGCGTTTGCAATTGCACTGGGGTAAGAAATGGCAAATACATTTAAAACAGTAACGGACACGGCGGTTGGTACAAGCGCAGCCACCATCTACACTTGCCCCGCCAGCACATCCACGACAGTTATCGGCCTGAACGTGGCAAACATCTTGTCTACAGGGATTACCGTAGATATTCAGTTTGTAAACGATGACGGCGATAATGTTTACATCGTCAAGGACGCACCAGTTCCAGTTGGTGGCGCTCTTGTTGCCGTAGGTGGAGATCAAAAGATTGTTGTAAACGCGGCTGACTCGATTACTGTGACAGCTTCACAGGCATCAGCCGCTGACGTTACCCTGTCTGTACTGGAGATCACCTGATGCCGACTAGCGACATTAAAAAGGGTCCGCTTTACGTTGACAGCACAAACAATCGAGTTGGCGTTGGTACGAGTTCTCCCAGTCATCCTTTGACTGTTGATGGTCAGATAAAAAGCATTGGTACAAATGGAGAAACAGTACAGCTTCAAACAAGCAGTCAATATACAGGCATTTCATTCATTGGTTCAGATGGTACTCGTGATGCCATCATTGATTATGACCACACTAATGGCGTTATGGGCTTAAAGGCACATACTGCTGGACATTACATCAACTTTCTCACTGGTGGATATACTGAAAGATTTCGCATTACTGACAACGGTGTTACCTTCAACGGCGACACCGCCGCCGCCAATGCGCTGGATGACTATGAGGAGGGGACTTTTACAGCTTTTATTTACGGCACAATTAGCGGCACAGGAGTAAACGTAACCACAACTGCAGACTATATCAAAGTCGGTAATCACTGCACAATAAGTGCTTATTTTAGCAATGCTAATTTAAGTTCTATGTCTGGTTCAGTAAAGGTAGGTGGTCTTCCATTTACAAGCACATCGTCACCGTTCGGTTTGTATACTGGCTCTCTTATATCTTACGGATTTTCTTTCTCTGGGTTTTTGACACCCTACATTAGCTCGGGGCAAACAAGTTTAGATATTCTTGATTCCGTTAATAATTCGTCTTGGCAAGCTCCTGCAATACCAGCGGCAGCGGGAAAATATATGATAATTGGTTGTACATATAGAACAGCATAATAACCTGATTGGACATCAGGTCAGACAGTCCATACCATAGGAAATAAAAATGGCACTTACAGAAGAAACAATCCAAGCCAACTTACCGGAGTAAATAATGGCATACATAGGCACTCCAGTTCAGCAAGCGTTAACCAAGGTAACGAGTCAGAGCTTCAACGGCACTGGTTCGCAGACCGTGTTTACACTTAACCGCGCCGTTAACACTGGCGAGGAACTGGAGGTATTTGTCAACAACGTCCAGCAGGAGCCGGGGGTTGGCAAGTCGTACACAGCGACTGGTACGACCCTGACCTTTGACGCCGCGCCCTCATCTGGCACAGGTAACATCTATGTTATCTATCGCGGCTTGGCAGAGGTAACGCGCCGCTTAGAGCATGATCCTAACGCCGCACTTGCCGCTACAACAGGTACGTTTAGTGGCGACCTCACCGTTGACACTAACACTCTTTACGTTGACAGCACGAATAATCTGGTGGGCATTGGGACGAGTTCGCCGACAAGCCAATTATCTTTTGGTGCAAATATTGGTCGTGATGTTGCTGTGTATGAAGGTGCTGGTGGTGCTAACAAGTATGGAATAGGTATGAGTGGAGATGGTTCAGGCGGTGACCCGTTTAGAACAAAAATTTATGCTAACGGCGTTGAGAGTGTTTCTATTACCTCTGGGGGAGCCGTGGGCATTGGTACGAGCACTCCAGACTTTAAAGCTGAAATTGTTGGTGGAACAAACGATGGTCTGCATATTAAAGACGCTGAATCCGCAACAGTTTTTGGTGGTCTTTTCACGCAAGCCTCAAATATGGCTCTGGTTGCAAGGAGCAATCACGATTTAACCTTTGGCACTAATGACACAGAACGGTGGCGCATCAATACAGCAGGACATATGGTGCCTGCAAATACCAACAATGGAATTATTCTTGGAAGCACAGCTTCCGTAGCCAGTAATTTGTTGAATGACTATGAGGAAGGTACTTTTACTCCTACTATCGGACTGAACTCTGGTGGTACGACAGTTACTTATACAGCACAAGTTGGGTTCTATACAAAAGTAGGCAACATAGTACACGCATTAGTTCAGGTTGCAAACAGCAGCCACAATAGTACAACCAGTGGTGCATTGTGGAGAATCGGCGGCTTGCCTTTTACAACTGATTCATCAGACGCTGGTGGTTATTTTGCTTATAATAATAATAATGGAGACATTTGGGGTTCAGGACGAGCCAACAATGGTAGTACTTATGTTCTGATTTATGGTTCATATCCATCAAGTGCATCAACTCATATGACAATAACATATAGAACAAACTCATAACCTGATTGGACATCAGGTTGGACAGTCCAGCCATAAAGGAGATAAACGATGGCACTAACAGAAGAAACAATCCAAGACAAAATCGAAATCGTAGGCGACTACAAGCACGTTCAAGTACGCACCGCAACAATCATCAAGCGTGACGGCGTTGAGATTAGCCGCAGCTTTCATCGGCACACGGTAGCCCCTGATGCAGACATCACAGGCGAGAGCGCAGAGGTTCAAGCTATTTGTACCGCTATGCATACAGATGCTATAAAAGAAGCATACGCCGCGCATTTAGCAGCGCAGGAATTACCGGAGTAAATAGATGGCGATTAGTAAGGTCACAACAGGAAGCATAACAGATTCGGTAGCCATCGACACGGATACGCTTGTTGTTGATGGCACGAATGGCCGTGTTAGTATAGGCACTTCTAGTGCAGAAAGTCTTCCACTGACTGTTGCTGGCAGTCAATCTGCAATAGCTTTAGTTGATACAGATAGAGTAGATAATACTTATTATTCAGCGGTCTGGGGTGATCAGGTTGCTAACTTACATCTCGTTGCGGATTATCAAGGTACTTATGGTAGTAGCTTTATATCAATGCGAGTTGGGGGAACTGCTTTAGCGAATGAAAAAGTTCGCGTTGATTCATCAGGCCGTGTCACAATGCCGTATCAGCCAGTGTTTTTTGCTTATAACTTAAACTTTCCGGGAAGTAATGCGGCTGGCACTGCTAGTGGTGGCTCAGTTTATGTAAATGTTGGCTCTCATTATGATACTGGCACAGGTAGATTTACTGCACCTATCGCTGGGACATATGTGTTTTATATGATGACGCAATCCTATGACTCCGGGAACACCACTGGTCAATATCAAACGGCTATTTTTAGGAAAAATGGCTCAATTGTTGGTGCAGAAGCTTACCACGGATGGCAACCAAATGATGGAAACAACCATGTTCAAGTTCAAAACACAGTTATTATTACTTTAGCCGCTAATGACTATATGATGGCATATGTTCAATACGGTTCCCGTGATATACAAAACTATTTTGGCGGATACTTACTAGGTTAAACGGAGTAAATAAAATGCCTTCAATCACAATCGAAGTAACAGACACCGAACTCAAGTGCATAGAATATGCGGCAGTCAGCCCTCAAGACTGGGCTGATAATGCTGTAACAAACCGTGCAAGAATTGCTGGTGATGAAATCGTGGCGGCTCTGGTGGCGCATTGCAACGCTAATGAAATTGCTATTGCAACAGGCAAGGATGCCCAGATTGCACAGGCGTTTGAGTTGGGTGTAGTACAGACCGCAGCAGAGCGCAACGCCGAAGCACAAGCTAACTCACCGGAGTAAATAATGGCATACATAGGATCAGAGCCAAATTATGGAACGGTAGCTTCCCAGCGCTTCACGGGCGATGGGTCAACGACCTCGTTTGGCCTGACCCAGACTGTGCCAGACGGTGAGTCAATCATCGTCACTATCGGCAACGTGGTTCAAGAACCGGGAGCCTCGGCTGCATATACGGCATCCGGCAACACTCTAGCCTTTAGCGCAGCGCCTGCTAACGGCGATGTAATTATGGTGCGCTACCTTGGGCGCTCTATTGACACGCCATCTAGCTACACCAACGTCATCCGGTTTAAGTATGTGGCTACAGCCAGCCAGACAGTCTTTACTGGTGCGGACATAAACAGCGCCATTCTGGCCTTTAGCGGCTCTGTTGTAGACGTGTTTTTAAACGGTGTGCATCTGGACGAAACAGACTATACTATCAGCAATGGCGACACGGTTACTTTAGCCACTGGCGCTACACTGAATGACGAGATTGTAATTATAGCCTACCGCGCCCAGACTTTTGCGGATGTGGTAGCAGCGTCAACTGGGGGAACTTTTGCTGGCGGGATTACCGCGCCGAACTTCCAGACGACGGTAACGAAGGTACATACGGCTGTGTTCCGCACAAACAACCAGACGGTTACGCAGAACACGACAATTGCTACGGCAGAAAATGCTCTGGCTATTGGCCCACTGACCATAGACTCATCAGCCACAATCACGATTGACGGCAACTTAACAATACTGTGAGGCATAGATGGCTTCGATAT